TAGCAGGTATTGTCCACAACGTCAGAACGGATGAGCTTATAGGCGGAAACCAACGCTCGGAAGCAATAGAAGGAATTATCAGCGGTATCTTGCAACCCGTTATCGTCAAGGAATATGATGAGCCAACGGAAGCAGGTACGCTTGCAATCGGCTTCTACGAGTGGCACGGTGAACAGTATTCTTACCGCCGCGTGGATTGGGACGAGAAGACGGCAGAGCTGGCTAACTTGATAGCAAACAAAGCGGGCGGGTTTTGGGATTGGGATATTCTAGCGAATGATTTTGAAGTAGAAACGCTTTTTGATGCGGGGTTTAGTGAAGATGAATTACTAGGAAATGATTTTGATTTAGGTCTTGACGAAAGCATGGACGCAGAGCCGCAAATTGACAGGGCAGCCGAGTTGCTAGAAAAATGGGGCGTGAAGCTGGGAGATTTATGGCAATTGGGAACGCATAAATTAATTTGCGGCGATTGCACAGACCCCGCAGTCGTTGAGCGGGTTATGGGTGGGGAGAAGGCGGGCGCGTTTGTAACAGACCCGCCATATAATATCTCAAAGGACACATGGGACACAATCGAGAATTATGTTGACTGGTGCAAAAGTTGGTTTTCAAATATAAAAAAATCTCCTGCTTATATTTTTACAGGCTCTTTGCATAGCGGTTTATGGTGGCAAGTATTACCGCCTAATATGGTGTATTGCTGGCATAAACCAAACGGACAAGGAAACAATCCTGCACGCGGGACAACAAAATGGGAGCCTATTTTATCGTGGAACACTGTGCAGGATAAGCAAACCGATTTTATAGAGCATAATAACGAATATGGCGAAAAAATAAACACGTTACATCTTACGCCAAAGCCGATTGGGCTTATTGAAAAGATTATAAAAAAAACAGACGGAATAATTGTTGATTTATTTCTAGGCTCAGGAACAACAATGCTTGCATCACAAAACCTATCCCGCCAATGCCGAGCGGTAGAGATAAGTCCTGAGTATTGCAGCGTGATTTTAGAGAGAATGAGCGAAGCGTTCCCCGCTCTCGAAATAAAGCGGATAGAGTAGACTATGGCAAAGCCCACTAAAGCAGCAATAAAAGAATAGTATCTTGGATTAGTATGAAGCAAGGACAAAGGCGACCACCAATACAACTTGAAAGAGACCGCAGAGAGATTGCGCGTCTCTATTTGCGTGGAGAGTTACAGTCTGAGATAGGGGATAAGTTAGGACTATCACAGCAAACGATAAGCAACGACCTAAAAGTCATCCAAGAGCAATGGAAGGTTGACCGCGTTGACGATATAAACGAGCGAAAGAATATAGAACTTGCGAAGATTGACGCGCTCGAGATAGAGTATTGGTCTGCATGGATTGAAAGCCTGAAAGATGAGCAAACGAAAAAGGCTATCAAGGCTGGAGATAAAGAAATCAGGCAAGAAATGATAGTGAAGGGGCAAAGCGGAAACCCTGCTTTTCTTCGTGGTATTGAGTGGTGCATCAATAAGCGTTGTGATTTGCTGGGGTTGGATGCGCCTAAAAAGTTAGAAAACATGAATTATGACATGAGCATATTACCGGACGAATATCTTGACCGTATAGCTGGTGGGGAAGATGTTGGTAAAGTATTCGCTGAGTTTTTCGGCTCTTTAGCTGATAAGGTGATCGGTTCGGATGAGTAATGCCGTTATGCAAGCAAAGGCTGTCAAGGAAAGACGAAAGCGGGACAGAAGCGGGGTAAAAAGAACGAGTGTGTACATCAAGGAAAGAGACGCTTATTTTACTAAGGATATAATAAACGAGATTTATTTTCCTCATCTCGAAAATATGACCCGCACGCAAATTTTTTATGGCGGGTCTTCTTCTGGAAAGTCTGTATTTTTAGCGCAAAGAGCGGTATATGACCTCCTGACCGGAGGAAGAAATTATCTCGCATGTAGACATATTGGCGGGTCATTGGCCGATTCTGTTTTCAAAGAAATAAAAAAAGTTATCATTGACGGAAATCTTACTCACCTATTTCAGAAACTACCAAAAACTCTAGGAACCATTACTTGTACAAACGGGTATCAGGCAGTTTTTAAGGGATTGGACGATGCGGAAAAAGTAAAGTCGATTACCCCGATGGTTGGTGTATTTACCGACATCTGGATTGAAGAAGCTACAGAAACAAGTCGAAATACAATCAAAGCTCTCTATAAGCGTCAACGTGGTGGTGATCCAGAAACAAAGAAGCGCCTAACACTCTCTTTTAATCCTATCCTGCAAGACCACTGGATTTACTCAGAGCATTTTCAACCAAACGCATGGATAGATAAGCAAACCATATTTGATGGAGAAAATGTTTTTATTATCAAGTCCACTTATAAAGATAATCTCTTTCTTACCCCTGAAGATATTGAGGACTTGGAGAACGAAGAGGACAAGTATTTTTACGAGGTCTATACTCTAGGAAATTGGGGCGTACTCGGTAACGTCATTTTTAAAAACTACGAATTGCGCGATCTGTCAGGCATGAGAGACCAATTCACAGAACTACGTTTCGGTCTTGATTTCGGTTTTGCTGACGATGAGGCAGCCTTGTGGGCTTCTCATATAGACACCAAGAAAAAAGAAATCTACATCTTCGCAGAGGTTTACGAACTAGGTCTCACGAACCCAGAACTCGCAGACAAGATACGCGCTATAGTCGGTCATCATAGGGTTGTCTGTGATAGTGCAGAGCCTAAATCCATCAAGGAATTACGGGACAACAGAATCAATGCGGTTGGAGCAAAGAAGGGGCAAGGAAGCGTTAATTTTGGTATCCAATGGATGCAACAGCATAAACTTATATTTGACCTTAGCTGTATTAACGGTCATAATGAGGTAAGACAATATAAATGGAAAGAGGGACGGGACGGAAAACCGGTTACCCCCCCAACGCCTGTTGGCAAAAACGATCACCTTATTGCAGCGGGTCGTTATGCACACGAGGAAGATAGCTATCTGGTTAAATCAGGTTTTGCCAGAGTAAGAAATTAGGAGAAATAATTATGGAAATGTTAACGAGTTTATCATTCTTGGATAAAGGGGAGGAGTGGCCGCCACATAGCCAAACAGAGCGATTGAAAAAGTACGCAGACAATCGGAAGCGATTTAAAAACAAACTAGGCTTTGACCGCAAAAAATACAACCATATTATTAGTTTGGTTGGCAATAAATTTCGAGTAATTGATTATAAGTTCTTAGTGAATTTCTATAAAAAAGTATCGCTGAAAACTTCCGACCTTTTATTTGTTGAACCTCCTACAATTAGCGCAGGGGATGACGAAACAAAGAATACAGTAATTGAGCAGATCAAAGACTTAAGCGATCTTGATAACATCGGGGCGCAGGCAGCCATAGATGCATCGAGGTATGGGGATGCCCTTCTAACTATTAGGATACCAAGTGCAGATGATGAGGAAACCCAAGCGCAAGCGTATATCGGTATCACCTCCCCCTTGTTTTGGTTCCCTGTTACCAGCCCCATGAACCTGAAAGAAATCACGCAGCACGTTATCGCTTGGACTTCCACCGAGACCATTATAGAGAACGGGAAAGAGAAAGAAGTCACATATTTGGATTATCAAATCCATTACAAAGGGCATTACGAGCGCGGGAGAAAGTACGTTGAAAAAGGCACTATCGGAGATGCAATTTTTGTCGGGCAACCTGTGGAGGTAGAAGACGAGGAGGGCGTTATCGGAAAGCAAGTCTCGGAGCTTGAAAGAGTAGACACAGGGCTTTCGAGTTTTGCCATTATTCCAGCCCAAAATGTGGTGACAAGCGATACCATTTTTGCCATTGACGATTACGATGATTTCGCAAGCCTAGTCGAAGAACTCCAGGTACGACTTGAAAAGATAGCTCACGTCTTAGACAAGCACGCCGACCCCTCCCTTTCTGGCCCAACATCTGCCCTGACTTATGACGAAGAAACTGGCGAGTGGTTCTTAAAGATGGGTGATTATTATCACCGCAACAGCAAGGAAGACCCCGCAGTCGAATACGTCACTTGGGACGGTAAACTTGAAAGCTCATTCCAAGAAATCGAATTGCTATTAGACCTTATCGCGGTATTATCCGAGATGGGTTCAGCGATATTTGACCGTGACAGTCTCAAAGGCTCTGGGTTATCTGGTCGGGCTTTACGGCTTCTTTACGTGAACCCGCTAACAAAAGTCCGGCGCATCCGTAACCGCTTTGATAGGTCATTCAAAGAGGCAATCGCCCTATGCTCGGAAGTAGGATACGAAGGGAAATCAGTAGAGAAAAAAGATATTTCTATCAAGTGGAATGACGGTCTCCCGAATGACAAAAAAGAAGATGCAGAAATCGGCGTTATCCGTACAGGTGGCAAGGCTACAGATACGATTGTCGCTCAGATCATGGAACAGGACGGATTGACCAAAGAAGATGCAGAGGCAAAATACGCCGAGATAGTTAAGGAAACAAACGCCCGATTGTTATCAGAAGAACCTGAACCCAACTTCTTTGAAGATGAAGAGGATGAGGGCGAGGGCGAAGAAATCTAATGCTAACAGCAAGCCAGATAGACAAAATCCCGAATGATTTTCTTGACCTTTGGGAAGTGTTTCAGCAAGAGACATTGAACGATATAGCTAGGCGCGTTGGCAACGTGAATTATGCAAGTGCATCCTGGCAAGTTCAAAGGTTAATTCAATCTGGCTTAGTTTACGAAGAGACAATAGAAAGGCTCGCCATAATCACAGGGCAAAGTGAGAAAGTTCTTAGGGACACATTCGAAAAAGCGGGGGTAACAGCTTTGCGATTTGACGATGCCATATACAAGGAAGCTGGGCTTACTCCCCCGCCGCTCTCCGCTTCTCCATCGGTTATAGAGGCAATCACGGCGGGATATATAAAGACGAACGGAATACTTACGAACCTTACCCGAACAACTGCGAACGCCTCTCAACGTCTTTTTATAGAAGCCGCTGATATTGCTTATCTTCACGTATCAACAGGCACGCTCGGTTATGACCAAGCGATACGCAGAGCAATTGACAAAGTAGGCAAAAGCGGTCTATCTGTCACTTATCCATCGGGGCATGTTGACAAGTTGGACGTAGCAATGAGAAGGGCGGTATTGACAGGCGTTAATCAAACGGTCGGGGTTATGCAAAATGCACGTGCCGACCAAGTAGGGAGCGATCTTGTAGAAGTGTCTGCCCATATTGGAGCAAGGCCTGAGCACGCAGAATGGCAAGGTAAGATTTACTCACGAACTGGTACTAAATATCCTGACTTCGTGGAAAGCACGGGCTACGGAACAATGCTCGGTCTTAGCGGAGTCAACTGCCGCCATTCTTGGTTCCCGTTCTTCGCTGGCATTAGCGATAAAGTCTATAAGCAGGCGGAACTAAACGACATCGCTAATAAATCAGTAACCTATAACGGGCAAGAAATGACCATATACGAAGCATCTCAAGAGCAACGCAGAATTGAGCGCAAAATCAGGGAGTGGAAGAGACGAATGGAAGCGCAACGGGCGGATGGCTTTGATGGCGCACAGGAATACGCTAAGGTCAGAGAGTGGCAAGCAAGAGCAAGGGACCTGATAAGACAAACGGGGCTTCCGCGCCAATATATACGGGAGAAGGTATAGCATGAGCGATGAAGAAGTAATAGAAATTATAAAAAGGCTTGACGCTCTCGAAGCCACATCTACCCCGTTTTTGATAATTAAGTTTCTAAAACTACTATATTCACTTTGTAGACAATATTCATCCTGGTATGAAAAAGAAATAAAGGGGACTTTGTGAAAATGTAAAAATATGCTACAATGGCAACACAGCACAACGCCTTTGGGCGGGGTGCAGCTAACCAAGTAGGGCATTATGCCACGCTTTTTGACAGAAGATCGTCAGAGCGTGGTTTTTTTGTTACCCCACCTTGAAGGGATATAAACTCAAGGAAAAATCAAGTCGGAGTAGACCGACATATAAACTAAATCTAATGGAGCTATAGAATGAAATTCTTGAAAGAACACTTAAGCGAAGACCTTTTCGCGCAGCTACAAGAGGCCTTGAAAGATAATAAGGATGTAAAACTTGCCAACCTTTCATCTGGCGACTATGTAGCAAAAGCGAAATTCGATACAAAGCTGGATGAGATATCAACTCTGAAAGAACAACTCGAAGGTCGCAATAATGATGTAACCGCTCTCCAGGAACAACTGAAAGGCGTAGAAGGTGTGGACGATCTGAAAGGAAAACTTTCAGAACTCCAAACAAAATACGATGGAGATATGGCAAGTCATCAAGAAAAGATTGTCTTGGCAAACGCCTCGCTTAAGGTCATGGAGATGGGAGCAAAAAACGCAGCAAGCGTTCTGGCTCACGTTGATATGAGTAAGGTAAAACTTGGAGAAGACGATACTCTCCAGGGATTATCAGAACAGGTGACACCATTACAGGAGAGTATGGACTTCCTGTTTGGAGAGCCTAAAAAAGTTTATAAAAGCACACCGCCAAGCCCTCCCCCACCACCTGACGATAATCGCTCAGACTGGGAGAAGAAATTCAAAGATGCAAAAGATATAAGCCCTGTAGAGGCTATCAAAGTGAAACAAGCTGCATTTGCGGAGGGCATAATTCTAAATTAATGAGGTAATTAATAATGGCACAGATATCAGGACAAGGCACTATTTGGAATTTGCCTAACTATTTTGCTGAACTATTCACAGCAGATGTACGTCGTTTCCCCTTCCTAAGCATGATCGGAGGTCTCACAGGAGGCAAACAAACTGGCAATTTTGAGTTTGCGTGCTCCAGCGAATATGACTTCCCTGCCGCTGCTCAACCAGCGTTAACCGAAACTGCTTCACTAACCGCACCCACCGCAACCGAAGCCGTCCGCGCACAAGTCAAAAACGTAACGCAGATTTTCCAGCAAGCGGTTAACCTGAGTTATGTGAAACTCTCTAACCAGGGTCGCTTGTCTGGGATCAACTCACAGGGGGAAGAAAATAACGTAGAGGACGAAAACGCTTTTCAGATCAATTACAATTTACAGATCATTGCTCGCAATATCGAGTATGTGAACTTTAACGGGGCATATCAAATTGCCACATCGGCAGCCGTAGCCAATAAATCGCGCGGTATGTTTGCGGCATGTGCTCTATCTGGTGGCTCTGTAGTTGCAGCGGCAGGGGCAACCCTGAGCAAGGCACTTATGGACGAACTTCTCCGCACCATGTTTGACGCTGGTTCTGAATTCATTGTGCCTGTTATCTGGGCGAATGGCTTCCAGAAACAAAAGCTGTCAGACATTTACGGTTATGCCCCAACTGACCGCACTATCGGCGGCGTAAACATCAAGCAAATTGAAACAGACTTTGGTGTTCTTGGCGTAGCAGACGCACATCGCTTTGTGCCAGCCGCTAGCTTGCTCGTAGCTGACATGGCCGTCATTGCTCCTGTTACCCAGCCCGTACCGAAGAAAGGCAATTTCTTCCTCGAGGAACTTTCAAAAACTGGTGCATCTGAGAATAGCCAGTTATTCGGTCAATATGGCCTCGATCACGGCCCAGCTTTTGCGCATGGCGCGATTACTGGTCTTGCTACTTCTTAGGAGGCTTAATCATGGGTATTGAATTCACCCAAAAGCTCGAAGAAGCCATCGGCGTACAGCCCGAAGTAAAAGACCTGTTTGAACTTCTCGAAGCACGCCTAAGCGAAGCGATGGCTGGAGATATGGTTCTTGACATCTCTCCAGAAACCGTTGCCCCTGAACCCACCTCGGCAGCATGGACGCGGAACGTAGTTCTTACCGTGAAAAACGCTGCTGGAGATGTCCACGATTGGCTAAATGCAGCCATTACTACCCGCCTTTCGATTGCGGATACTTCCACCGCTGGAACAGCATCGATTGTTTCAACTACCTTGACTTTGGTCAAGGGAACAGCAACTATTGTTGTAAGCGGTGATGCACAAGATTGGCTAAACGCAGAAACAGATACCTTGACAGTTGCAGATTTAACTATCATGGGCTACACCGTAACGGGTGGTACATCTGTTGAGACGTTCACAGCCTAACAGTAAAACTTTATATAGCGCGGGCTTTTTAGTCCGCGCTTTTAAAAGGAGATTGCAAAAATGAAATTTACTTCCCGTATAAAAGGATTGAAAGTTTATCACGCAAAGAGAAAAGCATTACTCTCGTTTATTGATGGTGTTTACGAAACTGACGATCAGGCAGAAATCGCTTTGCTCTCAGTGGTAAAGGATGTTGAAACTGATAGCATGGATGGTGTGCCGCACTTAGAAGATGAAAACATAGAGCCTGTAGAGGAAGTTGATCTCGCAACCGAAGAAGAACTAAGCGAAATGAGCCTTGCACAGCTAAGAAATTATGCAAAGAAAATGCGCTATGAAATCCATAGCAAGGCACGCTCAGCGGTAGATTATCGGGCTGCTGTATTAGAGGCTCAGACAAGCGAGGAAGAATGACACCACTCTCTAAAATTCAGGAAAGTTTAGCCTTACTAGAAACATTTTACAACGGTCAAGAGACCGTTGATTCCGCTGGTACTGCACAAACTATTGCAGCCTCCCAGGAATTACAAAAGGGAGTATTGGTCAAGGCTCTTGCTGGAAATACAGGTATTGTCTATGTCGGTGATGCCGACGTATCATCCTCGAATGGCTTTGAGTTATCAGCAAAAGAAGAGGTATTTATCCCCGTTGATAATTTAGTAAGCGTTTATGTTGATGCGGCAACCAACGATGATGGCGTTAGTTTTATAGGTGGTTAGCGGTGACAATTACCGTTGGAACTGACACCTATATAAGCATAGCGGACGCAGATACCTTTGTCGCAGCAAACTACCTAACAACGGAGGCAAAATATATCGCTTGGGATGCTCTAGCAGATGCAGCAAAAGAGATATATCTAAAAAGGGCAACTAAGGCAATTGAGGCTATCCCTGTCCCAGGTCTAAAATACGATACTGATCAGGCTCTAAACTTCCCCAGGGAAACAACCGCCTTTGTACCTGTCAGGCGATATGAGTATGATTATTTTTACGCTTCATCTGGGGAGGTTCCCCAGGCTGTTATAGATGCTGAGGTCGAAGAGGCTCTTGAAGCTGCTAGCCCCTCAACAGACACAACTAAGTTTGAAGCCAACAACTCGAACTTAAAATCCTTTTCTATCAGCAAATTATCAGAGACCTACAAGGACAATGCAGCATCGAAAAACAGCGGAACGGCTATGCACCTAAAATCAATCAATGCACAGACTATTATGTCTCGCTATGTAGCCGGTGGCTTCGCGGTACGCTAAAAATATCATGTATACACCTGACACTATAACTATTTACAATAAAACGATTGAGAGCAATACAGAGGCTTATTATCGCACAGTCGTTTCTGACGTATATTGGGAGAGTACCGTAGGTGCAAGCCGAAGAGCATCTGGAGATGCAGCAGAGGACAAAGCCTTTGTTGCAATCCCCCTGGACGCTGAGAACTATATCGCACCTGTAGATTGGGAAGCACTAGCCGACCACTCTACAAACTGGACTTTGAAACCAGGAGATTATATCGTCAAGAACTCAGTAGCAGACGAGATCACAGCATTATTTACGATTTCAGACCTTCGAAAAAAATACGATGATGTCCGAAGGATCACATCTGTTGACCCTCTCCCAGGTAGATCAACAGTCGGACACTTCGAGGTGTCGGCTAAATGACACCGCCCATTATAAAAACGCCGAGAGGTAAAGTCGTCACCAATAAGAACGGGAAAGCCGAACTCGTTTGGAATACATCAAATTTCACTGGCGGCGGTAGTGGCAACACAAACAAAAACACATGGCAAGGTCGGTTTACGTCTGCGCAAATGTTTGTCGATAGCGAGGTGCTGAGACTATCAGAACGCTATACACCGCTTCTAACAGGCACGTTAATAAAGTCAGGCATATTGGGTACGAAAATCGGTAGCGGTCTCGTAGAATGGATTGCGCCTTACGCGCGCTGGCAATATTATTCGCCCCGCTCTCCAGGCAGTACAACGGGCGCACTAAGAGGCCCGTTCTGGTTTGAAAGAATGAAGCAGGCATTCGGTAGAAAGATCATTGCGGGTGCCAAGAGAATTGCAGGAAAAGGAAAATGAGCGTATTATCTTCAATAAAAACTTACCTTTTAGCCTACATCCAGAGCGTAGATGCAGACGCACCCCTTTGGGTTAATTATCTCAGGGATGAGCCTGTAGACTATTCGATTGTCCCTTTAGGCGGTAGCCGAAAGGTCACGGAATGGATTAGCGGTAATTCGGGAGAGCGTGAATTTTTGTTCGCTTTTCAGTCTGCCAGGTTTACCGCTGACGAAGCGGAAAGAGTTGGCAGCATAGAATTTTTTGAAACCCTAGCTGATTGGCTTGACACCCAAAGCGAGACAGACACCTTGCCAAGCATGGGTGCAGGTCTGACACCTTTCAAAATAGAAGCCCTTGAATTCGGCTATCTTTTCGAGCAGGGTACAAGCGATACGGGCGTTTACCAGATACAATGTCGCCTAGAATATGAGAAGGCTTAAATATATGACTATTTCTAAATTTAGAGACATTCACAAAGGGAAAACCATTTTGCTGGTCGGTAACGGGTCAAACCTGAGCCTCACGCCTCCAGAGAATTTTGACTTTCCTACTATCGGGATGAACACAATCCACCTGTACGAGGGTTGGTCTCCAGATTACTTTGTCACAGTAGATCGGCGCGTCATGCGAGAATTTGGCGAAGCCATCGAAAAGAAGTTCAGAGATATTCCGAAGTTCGTACCTGCACCCAGGCTTAACCAATGGCATGGCGAAAACTTCTATCGCTTCAAAAATGCGAACACGGGTTTTCTATGGCCAAAAAACAGGCGCAGTCTTTGGCAAGATGATATTGAAAACGAAGCCATTATTTACGGAAACGTAATGCACGTGGCTATAAAACTCGCGTATTATATGGGCGCCAAGAAAATCATTATTATCGGTATGGAACACGAGCCCCATAGATCAAACGCCAAATTTTGGGGCGAAGATAAAGGCATGAGCATTGACCAGCCTACAAAGTTTTGGCAAGAGGGCTATCGCATTTTGAGCGAAGTCCTACAGTCCAAAGGCGTTGAATTATTGAATATTAGTCAGGATACATTCGTACCTGATAGTATTATCAAAACTGCAAGTTGGAAAAGGTTTATCAATAAACCTAAAAAGAAAGTAAAAAAGGAGCAAGATAATGACTGAAAAAAAGCGTTCAAAAGTCGCGCATTATGTAGATACCACGCCAAGCGCAACCGCTGACACCTACAAGCTGCTTGGGCTTGGGGTCTCTAGCGCACAAATGGCAATGAACCCGCAAGAAAGTACCGAACAGTATATCCACCAAGACGTAGCGACTTCATTCGTTGATGGCTATCAGCCGAGCATGGATGTAGATCAAATCGTCTACCCCGGAGATGATCTGTTCGACTTTATTGATGCCATTCGCCAAGCCGGGCCAAGCATCGGCGTAAATGATGTGACTGAGCTTGTCGAAGTTCGTCTTTATGAAGACCCAGATACTGCTGGAACTTCCTACCCTGCAACAAAATGGGATGTACAGATTGCTATCGTAAACGCTCCAGGCGGTGACGGTGGAGGTCGCGCAAGTATCAGCTATAAGTTCGTTATCAAGGGCGAACAGACTGACGGCGATTTTAATACCAGTACGCTTGCATTTTCCTAAAAAATAGACACCTAGCGAAAGGCTAAGAGAATGGTAAAAAGCATTAAGATTGATAGCGGGCTTATTGAACTCGCTATCAACGATGACGAAAACAAAATTATTGCCTTCAATCCTGAGGACACAAGTTTTGCGGAGCGTTTCTATTTAGTGATAAAAGAGATACACGCTTTCGAGCAAAAACACGCAGCCCTCTTTGAAAGTAAGGAACTTGATGAGCTAGGGCTTCCCGCAAACTCAGAGGAGCGCATTGCCCTATTCAGCGAGTTTGATAGCTATATTCGCAAGAACGTCAATGATATGTTCGGAGAAAATGCAGCCGAATATGTTTTCGGCAAGACCGCAACCTTTACAAAGTTCGCCCAATTGGTCGAGGGCGTTACTCCCTACTTTTCAAAGGTGCGCAGCCAAAAAACAGAAAAATATAACAGTAGACCAAGATCAAATAAAGCATCGAGCAGAACCAAAGCAAAATAATGAATAATATTCTTGTAGTCGATCTCCCCAAGGCATTAGAGATTGACGGGCAGGATCACAAAATTAATACAGATTATCGGGCAAGTCTTTTAACAATTCTTGCTTTTGAGGATGACGAATTAACTCAGGAAGAAAAAGTCGGAATTATGCTCGATAATCTGTATTTTGATACAGAAACAGAAGAAAGCACCACCCCTGACAATATTATCGAAGCCATAAAAAAAGCACAATGGTTTTTGGATGGTGGCAAAGAGAGAGAAAAAAAAGAAGCTGACCGAAGACTTTATTCACTCTCTCAGGATGCAAATTTTATTTATTCAGCTTTTAAGCAAACGCACAACATCGACTTGCAAGATGTGCAGCTTCACTGGTGGAAGTTCCTCTCGCTTATTATGGACTTGGGACAAGATACCACCTATTGCCAACTCGTAGGATTGCGGTCAAGATTTTACGATGGTAAATGCACAGATGAAGAAAAAGAGCATATCGCCAAGATAGCTGATATATTCTACATCGACAATACGATAAACATGAGCGCAGAAGAAAAAGAAGAAGAGCGATTGTTCAGAGAAAAATACGAAGAAGCAAAAGAAGCGCAAGAGCGCAGAAGGTCTAAATAATGGCTGGAAGATATGACGGATCTATAAGAATAGACAGCTCGATTGATAGCAAGGGCTTTGATAAAGGCATTGCTGGCATGAGTAAATCTATAAAAGCACTAGGCGCAGCCCTCGCGATTGCTTTTTCTGTTAAAGTCATTGCGGGATTTACAGCAGAATCGGCAAAACTAGCTGCTGAGTGGGAGAGATTAGCGTTTTCAGCGCAAGCCGTTGGACAGATAAATGGCATATCGGCAAAGAAAACAAGAGAGCTTGTACAGGAACTAAGAGAAAGTGGTATTCAATCTGACACTGCTAACAGATCATTTATTAATTTTGCAAAAGATGGGCTTGATACAAGCCTGCTACCTGCACTTGCGGCAGGTGCTCAAGATTTGGCTACATTCGCGAATACTGGTGAAACTTCAAGCGATATGTTAGATAGGCTTACGCAGGGCATTTTAACAATGAATTCGCTCATGCTTAGAAATGCAAAAGTGTCAGTTGATATTGAAGAGGCACAAAAGGCATACGGGGAAACTATTGGAAAAACTACCAGCCAAATGACAATACAAGAAAAACGGCATGGTGTAATGTTAGCAGTTATGGAAAGACTAAAAAGCATAACTGGTTTATATGAACTTTCTCAAAAAACTGTTGCTGGGCAAATGGCATCCAATGTACGAGTGACAAATGATTTAAAAGACGCAATTGGATCACCATTCCAGGATGCCTTATTTAAGTTAATAAAAGCATGGAACACCATGTTAAAAGCCATGACAAGGGCAATCAGCGTAGGCGGGGCATTACGAAGCACCTTTGTAAATATCGGAGCTGTTGCTTCAATTCTTGCTGAGATCATAGCTAAATTATTTATGGCTATCGCCTCCCTCTTCGGATATGAAGCCTCTGCAGGTGGTGGCGGTGGCACAATGGAAAGCCTAGCCGATGGAGGACAGGCAGCCGCAGCAGGCCAGGACGCTTTGGCAGAAAGTACCGAGAAAGCAGGGAAAGCCGCCAAAGGCGCTCTAGCATCGTTTGATGATCTAAACGTACTCCAAAAGGATACCGCTGGTGCAGGGGCAGGGGCGGACGCAGGGGCTGGGCTAGACGGTCTAGTAGGAGACTATGGAGAAATTAACGTAGACGATTTTGTAAACCCGATGGATGAGATCATAGCCAAAGCGGATGAACTGAAAGAGAAGATAGCGAATAATAAATTTTTTATTGCTTTCTCTAAGTTGTTCGAGGCAATTGGAAAAGTTTTATCATCTGCATGGGAAGCTATTATGGTTACTTTTAAGCCCGCATGGGACTGGTTTGTTGAGAATGTTTTAGGAGATATAGACTTCGGGCAATTACTAGTGGACGCTATAGATTGGCTTACTAAAAAACTTGAAGAACTTAGTAAATGGATAGGTGAAAATAAAACTGCATTTACAATAATTTTAATCGTTCTTACTGCTGTTGCTCTTATAATGTCTGGCGTTGGAATTTCAATAGGGATTGTAATTGCTGTTATAGCAGCGCTTATTTTTATTTTAGCCAATGCAGGAAAGGCTTGGGAAATAATGAAAAGCCTTGCTGTTTTGGCGTGGAACATTATTGCTAAATTGTGGGGAAAAGCAAAAGAATGGTTTAAGTCTCATGTAACTGACCCAATAAAAGATGCTTTTAAATCATCCTTTGAAACTATCGAAAGTATTGTAAAGGGCGTTATAAATAAAGTGATAGATTTTATGAATACCATGATTGACGGTATTGTTAGCGGGATAAATACAATTATAGGGGCAGCAAACACAGTCAGTTCAATTCTTCCAGGTTCGCCGTCTATTGGTTATATTTCAGCCACAAAAATTCCCTATCTTGCAACAGGCGCGGTCATCCCCCCAAATGCACAATTCGCAGCCATTCTCGGAGATCAAAAGAGTGGGCGCAATCTGGAAGCCCCTGAAAACCTTATTCGCCAAATCGTCAGAGAAGAAAGCGGAGGGGGAGGCGAACAGAAAATAACGATTGAGTTTAGTGGATCTATGGCAGAACTAGTTCGTATGCTGAACCCAGAGATTAAAAAGGATAACGCTCGAATAGGGAAAACCCTTATCAGCGGAGCGATAGCATGAATTTAACTATTGATAGCATCGATTACAACGTCCCTCTAATAGTAATGTCTCGGACAGGTGAAATCCTTTTCAAGTACGCAGAGCGTACCGAAGACGGCGTTTTACACGCCGAAGCTATCGGGACTTATTACAACTTCAAGGTTGAATGCGGACAGTCTCTAAATAACGAAGCGGACTATACCGCCCTATGGTTAAAGATCACAGACCCAGACCACGAACACACGATGGTATTGCCTGATGGAACGAGCGGTACAAAAACCGTAAACGTCTACTTTTCAGCCCAAAGAGATGAAGTAAAAAAATGGAAAATCGGCACACAAAATCTGTATCGCGCTATGTCCTTTTCAATTATCAGCATTGAGCCAGCGAGGACACCATGACTGTAACATCTCCCCAAATCATTCTGAGCATGGGTGATGCTGTGCTTTCTGCTGCATCCTCTAGCGATACGCACACCAGGGCAGATATTGACGACCTTGTAAATGGAACTGCAAGCAGGATTTTGAAGTACGCTACATTTGAGCCAGATCAATGGCTACTTGATGGAACGTATAAAATCGCTCCAGATCCAGCGAGCATCGGTTTTGTCAGTGACGAAATAAGCCTTATTGGTAGTACGTTTACAAGTGACCCTGTAGTCACCCTAACGCTTGATGCTGCAATAGATATTGAGCAGGGGATCACGTTTGAATTTTCGCAAGTCTCAGGAGATTATTGCACAAGTGTAAAGGTAGACTATCAGAACGCAGCAACAGCATCGGTCTACAGCAAAACATATTCGCCAGATGGCTATAATTATTTTGCTGAAATATTAGAGGCATCGAAACCAGCAGCAGCTATTAAATATATTGTCATCACGTTTTACGAAACGAACACAGCCTATCGCCATGTAAAACTCTTAGACGTTTTTGTCGATGGGGTTATGTGGGACAGAGCCAATATTAAAAGCGCAACTATCATCGAGGAAATTGATTTATCGCTTGCAACTATTCCAGGCAACGAATTGAGATTTACTTTATACGATCCAAGCGGTGGCTTTAGCATCGTTGACCCAGGAGGCATTTACGCAAGCCTAGCAGAAAACCAAAGGGTTGATGCATACGAATTTGTAGACACAGACCGCATTTATATGGGGAGGTTTTACTTAAAGGATATGGATAGTGTAAGTGAAAATATAGCATCTTTTAAGTGCGTTGATGCTTTAAGTCTCTTAGAGAGAATTGAATATCTCGGAGACCTTTTTATTGATACCGCTACAAATGTTTTGGATACAATAATGGCTGATGTGTCTTTTATAGATCACGACATCGAAATTGATTTAGCATCAATCTCCATTGATGGATGGATACCGATCACAAACATTAGAGAGGCTCTGCACCAATTAGCATTTGCCATTGAAGGATATGTAACTTGCTCTCGCTCTAAGAAAATAACCATCAAGAAAGCAGATTTGATTGATGACATTTCAGTTTGGGATTATGATCTAAGCTATTCTGATATTAGAAAGGGTCACAAAATAACACAGAGACCGCTGGTAACAGGAATTGATATTATCTCTCATGGCTTCGAGGAAAATCAGGAAAACTTGACTTCCTACTCGGATCTAGTAACCTATGTGTATCGAAACACAAATATTCCAACAGGTAACTATGTCATAAAACACCCGGAATATATTTCAACATATTTGGCATATTCCAGCACATCTGCGATTACTGTCCCCCCTACACCAAGCGCATCAAGTGCGAACAGCTTCACATTTGAAGTGACTACATCGGGAAGTATCAATATTCTTTTATACAGAAAATATACCCACAGCAAAGAGAGATACTTTCAAGGGGCAACAGGACTTCCAGCCAACGTATCAGACAATATTATGATTATAGAAAATACGACATTTATAAATAACTCTAATGTTGAAGATACAGCACAAAGAGCATTAGATTATGCAGCCCAGAGATACAAGGCTGAGATAGGTCTCTTTGCCTCTTCCATATCTGTTGGAGATAGCGCAAAAATAGACACGCTAAGCGGTAAAGAACTTTGGGGAGTAGTCGAAAAGGTTGAGATAGATATGGTTAGTGGTTTTTTTCAAAAAGTAGTAGCAATAGGAGAAATACACTAAATGAGAAAGCCCTTATTAATTATTTGCTTTATTTTCGTGCTATTATTTTCTTTTCTACCTATCCCCCTAAATGGGGAGGATGGTATTTACAATACTTTTAGCGGTTTTATATGGTGCAGCCAACCTAACGCTTGCATTCATGAAGCAGGGCATAAGATAGATCATTCGGGCGGGTGGGTAAGCAGTTCTCCAGAATACCAGAGAACAATCGAAGAGATGGGCTTAAGCATTCTGGATGATCCAAGAGAAAATTACGCAGCCCTTTTCGCTTTCGCCCAGGGCAAGAAAGAAAATATGCCTGAGCAGCTTCACAAGTTTTATGATTTTGAGCTATCAGAAAGGTTATTAAAATGGCATATACAGCCCCAATAACTGACCGCACAATCGCGGACATTCTAGCCGAAAACTCTAAAGCATTTTTCAATGTAGCTGACTGGGTTCGCGTGTACGGAAACTCTTCAGAAGTCAACACGGCCTTGACTACTGCTTTAGGTATCACAATTTCATTTGACACAATTACAGCAAAAACAACGAAGGATATTGACACGGCATCACAGTTAAACGCCCTCCTAGCCAACATCGAAAGAATGCGTTTATGGCTTGCAACTTATGCCCCAATAGCGGATAATGATTTTATAGAGATCAAAGATAGTTGGCTCGGCGGTTTTGATAACCCCTCCCCGGATTATACTCACGTGAACACTTGGGAAAAGGTTATGGATATAATTTATCAGATTTACAAGTCGCCCTACACTGTGACAAGATCACCAAGAACAGGAGTCGCAGGATGTGGAAGCGGCATAACTAGAAATAATTTATTTAGAGGCTAAATATGTCATATACAAAAACTGTATGGGTTGATGAAATACTGGCAGGTGCAGAAACTTATAACGTTTCTGGTACTGGTGCAGGGGTAACAATTGCATTAGATCAAACGGTTACAACTCCAGGGACTGGATTAACCGCAGCAAGAATGAACAAGATTGAAGAGGCTCTTTATACATCCCTCAATAAGGGAAGTGATATAGCCTCTGCAAGCGCATTGACTTTAGGTTCAGATGGGAATTATTTTGATGTAACAGGAACGACCACGATCACAAGTATAAGCACACTTGGTATCGGAAGAGTTGTACGACTGCACTTTGACGGTATTTTAACTCTCACTCACCACGCAACGAATTTAGTGTTACCAGGCGGGGCAAATATCACAACAGCAGCAGGGGATGAATTTACATTCGTTGAATATGCTTCAGGGGATTGGAGATGTGTAGCTTATGCACTAGCCAGCGGGGAGGCTATTATAGGTGGTAGTGGTGGTGGCGCAGACCTAGACGAAGTTTATGCTATGACAGCATAGGAGAATAAATTATGGCAACTTTTACCCCGAAAACCCTTGCAAGTGTACAAGCCCCTTCGACAAAGGGCGATTTGCTTGCACCCGCTGCGACACATATTTATCAGGTGCATAGCATAGAAATTCACAATACGAACACGACCACGGAAAACGTGATCTTATATCACCACGACGGAACGAATGAGCGGATTATTTTCAATGCTGACCTTGTGGCTAATGAAACTGTATGGATACAGTATCCAGGTCCTGGAAAGCCGTTGGATGGTGATGATAGTGCAAAGATCACAGGTGTTACTGATACAGCATCTAAAGTTAATGTCCTGTTTCATGGCTCTGACAGGGTGTAGATCATGGGTTTGAAGCTACTCTCAGAAAAAACAAATGGGCATCTAACAAACTTTTTCAGTACCGAAGACGCTGGAATATCTCATTATGAGGGCGACCCGATAGATATAGGTTCGGCGGCTATAAACAGGGTATCGACTCAAGTAGGTGGATATACGTTTATTGCGCTTGATAATCCAGCAAACGACACAGGCACAATAAACGAGGCGACAATCTACTCTGACACCAATTTGGTTGGTGCGGTTTTGATTATATTTGAACGAAACACGACGAACACTTTCACGCCACGTTCGTTTGCGGTCTTGGGAGCTGTAACGGCTGGAGGAGATACTTTCTCTGGGCTTTCTTTAGCTGTTGAAACGGGTGATTTTGTGGCGTTATATTGGGATACTGGTGCGCTGGATGTGGTAGATACTGGCGGGGCAGGATGCTATTATAAATCTGGTGACCAATCAGAAGCAGGAATACAAACCTATGTAAACACTGGTACATCTGCTAGAGATATAAGCGTTTATGCAACAGGGATAACATAGGAGCGAAGAAAAATGCAGGCACTACAAGAAAAGAGAGAAAGTATAAAAATGGTTATAAAATAAATGTCTCGACAAATAAACCGGAGCTAACATGGAAGAAGACAGAATGCAGCAGCTAATAGATTTGATGGTAGAAATTGACAAAAAGCTGGATGTGCATATCGCAGAAGAAAAGTCTAACAAGCAAATACTTATATTCCACGATAAGATTTTACGTGGAAGCGAAGACGCGCCTTCGTTGCCCGAACAAGTCAGAAACAACAGCAAAGATATTAGAGCATTTAAAAAAGTTCTTTGGTACGTTGCGACCCCCTTATTATTAGCAATTGGTGGCGGCGTTCTGTGGATAATTGTACAAGGGGCAAATCAGGCGGCGGGATGAAGCTAGAGTACGTTGTCTATGCCCTCACCACTATAATAGTTTTTGGGATTATTTTTGCAATCATACTTACTTTATAGTTAATGTCAGTATGAATGCAAAACAAGTCTGTAGAAAAGGAAGGACATATTGAGCAGACAAATAAAAGACACTCTGGTATTAAATTTCTCAGATAAACACAGCGGGGGAAATACAGCCCTAATGATGCCTGAAATGTTTCAGGGTCTAAATGTAAATCACACACCATTCCCTATACAGCTAGAAATATTTGAACACTATGCTTATTGCGCTGAGGTGATTAAGAAGATGCGAAAGAAGAAGCGCATTATCATGGTTGAAAACGGGGATGCTGTAGACGGAAACCATCACGGGACGCACGAAGTCTTTACTCGCAACATTCAAGAACAAAGAAGCGTGCATATTGATTTAGTAGACTGGTTTATGCGCGAGATCGGATTTAGCAAAAAGAACGGGGACATGCTTTTTTATACGCTAGGCACAGAGATACACACAAGAGATGACGAACACATAATAGGAGAATATTTAGGGGCAGTACCGCATAGGCGCGGTGACACGCTTCTCTACGCTCATAAAGCATTGAAACTGAATATAAACGGGCGTTTGTTTTGGTGGCTTCATCACGGGGCAACCGCCGGCGATGGAGCAAACATCGGCAACGCTCACAAGAACTGGTTGAAAAATAAGTTTTGGAATAAGATACTGGCTAAAGAAGAAATCCCAGATGTTATCTCAACTGGTCATGTACATCATCCAAACTGGTATGATTATGTTGCCGGGGTTGGAAACAATTGGGCACGTATTCGCGGGTTGATAACCCCTAGCTGGCAAGCCCCGACACGTTACGGTCACAGGGCAAGCAAGGACAAGGCAACATGGATTGGTATGTGGGTGCAAGAAGTAAAGGCAGATGGACAAATGCCTGACCCTGTTCCGCTGATGCACAAGATAGATACGAGTAAGCCGCTCTTAGTTTGAAAAGGAAAATAAAATGATTGAAATAAAAGAAAGTAAAACCGCAGACACAAGAACATGTGATGTTACAAAGGTTACGAAAGAACAATTGAAACAAAGCAGCGCACAGCACATTGGAGACGTAACAAATGGCATTTTCTTTTTCGTGAGAATGTTATGTGATGCTGCTCTCTTTCACGACTTTGACAAAGTGAGTGATGAAGGGTTAGACGCATTTTATAAGGACTTTAAGAGAAACTTTGAAACAACGGATTGGTGGGATAATCATAGAAGAGTAAACAGACATCACTTATTACAAGCTGACGGTGTTCCTGATGACGTGAATCTTATAGACGTGATAGAAATGATTGTTGATTGCGTCATGGCTGGTATGGCTCGATCAGGTGATGTGTATCCGCTAGACATAGACCTTAAAGTATTACAAAAAGCGTTTGAAAACACCACGAAACTCTTGAAAGAAAATGTAACCGTGATATAATCTCATTGTCGGGGCGCAGAGACCCACTTACTGTTACAAAACCGTCTTGCTAACCGACACCTTCTCCTCTCCTTACAGCCAAAGGCTGGAAAGCATCCCCCTAACACCGGGGATGTCTTGTTTTATGGTAGAATAATTGTGGCTGGCAAAATTCGGGTTCATCCGTGTGGTGGCAAGAAGAGCCACCCTATACCAGCCACTTTTATTTAACTAGAAAAGGAAATAATATGCTAAACAAATTGAAAGAATTTCAACCTGGTAAAAAGACCTATACTATATTCGGCTTGCTGTTAGCCGTTGCGGTTGCTGGTTTCTTTGGCCTTGATCTGTCCCCCATTGCTGATTGGGTAATCCCCGGCGCATCCTTGCCCGCTGACGTATCAGAAGCCGTTAGCACGTTGCTGAGTAATGTCATTGGTGCAATTGCCGCCGTTGGCGTAATAATGCGATACGTAACAGAATAGACACTCTCTCCCCCATAACAAAAACCGCCTAGCAATTAGGCGGTTTTTTATTAAACATTTTCTGTTCTCTTAACAAGATAATAAAACTCTCCGTTATCTTCGTCATACTCCCAGCCCAACTTATGCAACAACTCTTCTTCCTCGTTAGTGTCTACGCAATACCCACAGAAGATAATCCCATTTCCCGCTGATAAATTATCCGCTCCGACCTTAGACATTATTTGCAATCCAATTATCAAATTTAAAAGATAATTTTCAGGTTCTACTTTGCTAGTCTTTTCACTCATCGCTTTGCTCCTTTTGCTTCCCTTCATATAACTCTAAGCACTTTGAGCACACCCATAACCCGCTTCTCATTCTCCAGCCTTCTTTTCTTAATGATCTAATAAAATCTATTTTCGTATATGTGTGCCATGTCTCAAATCCATTACACATTACACCAGCGCAATCAACTGCATATGCAGTCGCGCCAGTGATTATTGTTCCAGCCATTTATTCTCCTTTAACCTTTCGGTTCTCTCTCGCGGCTTCAACCGCTTTTGTATATCATGCAACTCTGGAAGCGTTGCGTGGATAACCAGCGTGCGCTTTGCGATCTCGTCATCCGCTGGCTTGCGGCGGGGGTCTATGATGTCCAGAATATCCTTATCTTTCGGGAAGTAGTTATCACTAGGATTTGCTATTCTCGACAGAACAATCGCGCTAACCTTGCCGTCATAAAGCGCGTTGCTTACGCCCCACCATGTGCCGTGTTGCTCTTTTGCCTTTCTAAGATTTTTGGCTATTTTCGCTTTGGAAGTCATGGTTCTAGTCTATGCCACATAAATAGGGAATGAAACGCGGTACGAGCCGTACAAACGCTTCTAGCGGTATCCTAGATTGCGCTTCCTTTACTCAAAAGCGGTGACTGGGCTTACCGGTTCGCTTTACTGGCTTGCGCCCGTAGAGCCTTGTTCATCTTGCGCCGCCGTGGGCGCAAGTCCAGTGCAAGCGGTTGTTAGACCCCGCCAATATTGACGGATTCCTTCGCTCAAATTACCTTTGCCTTGCTCGGTATAAAACTTTACGGTATCTTCATCGAGCATGACGTTTATTCGCTTCATCGGTTTGGAGAAGAAGGCTGGTTTCCCAGCCCCCTTCTTTTCTTTTTTCTTACGCATGGATGATCCGATTTTTTACGATTGCCAGAACTGTGATGTTGTGTTCGTTATCGAGTGTGAGGCTTTGCGCTTTGCTGATTATTGCGATTTGCTCGGCTTTCGTGCTGGCTAAGGACTTGATGTGTTTTTCAACTTCGCGAACTTCGATTCTGATTTCCATTAGATTTGCTCCTGTTTGTTAGTGGTTATTTCTTGACTGTGATAATATTATACACACATTATTATATTTTGTCAAGTATCAATTTGAGCAATTTTCAAAACTCGTTTGCAAGAATAGCAAGCTAACCGCAACACTGCGATAAGTTGCCAGGGTTTATTGCCTTACATTTCTTTAGGTGCGTTGCTAGAGCGATAGCATGTTCGCATGTTTCTGAACTGCACGCCCAGCAATACACTCTGTTCGTATTTTTTTCATGCCATACTTCGACATTTTTAACTTTATAGATAAACGGGTTTACTTTTGTTATACTCATAATTTAGACAGCCATATGGTAGCCATATCCATGCGCTCAGTATATCACGCGCCAAAAGCGGATACACCTGTGAAAAGTAATTACATATATATGATATTTGTCACTATTAACCTTCTCTCATCTATAAGATAATATAATGTACTTATATAGTGGCAATAGCCACGAAGGAGAAACATGAAGCATCTTGCAACTTGGATCGGGAAATTATTGTTTTGGGCAATGGCAACAGCACTGATTGTTTATGCCGCAAGCCGAACATTGGACTTTGTAAACTCTACGCTCGAGGCAGAAGACCAGATTATCGGATATCTGGCTCTCTTCGCTACCACAGGCGGGGCTATTGCTTGGCTTATGGTGTTCTTGAACAACTCAAAAGGCATTGGACAAAAGGGCATCTCTCTTGTGATGGTCGTCATTGACGTGTTGGGGGAGATCACCCTGTTTACTGTGGATACACTCATGCGGTCTGGCGAAAAAGGGATGATCGTAACGCTGACGCAAGAAGAAATCAGGGTTACCGTTTTGGGAATGTCTCTTCTGATTGGTCTCAACATCATTGCTACATTTGCTTATCACATCATGGATTCAGACAATATGGCTGCAATGGAAGACCATTTCTCTGAGTGGCAGATTGACTTAGCTGTTCAGAAGGCAAAACGAGAGAAAGCAAAAAGCATTGCAGGTGAGATTGCAGAACGCGAGGCCAATGCTTACGCTATCGCTCAAAAAGCAAAAGACCGCAGCGACAAGGAGCTTCCTGAAAAAACACTCCTTGATACTCTTAGTGAACACTTTGGCAAAAAAGATACGCAGCCATTAATGGCTATGGAAGTTGAAGAAGAAGAACTTGACCCAAATTCACAGAGCCGCTAAGCAGAAATTTAGTGGCTAATAAAGCCACTAGCGACATAGAAGAAGAGTACAAGAAATGGCTTAGTGGCAATGTCTCAGAAAAAAAAGCAATTAGTGGCAATCCTACCGCGTGGAGAGTAGAGCCACAGGGAAAGAATAGAAAGTACTGGCAATTGCGCCGAAGGATAACCAAAGATGACAAAAGGAAACGAGAAAGTAAATATATCGGGTCATGGGAGCAAGCCAAAGAAATCTACCCCGCAGAGTGCTCTAATTACAGACCCAGAAAATAGACCGCTCTTAGTGGCTAAGTTACGGGACGACCTAATGGCTCTAAAGAAAGCGGGTTTCTTTGTGTATGAAAGGGCTGGCAGATCGGAACTTATAGATTCTGTGGAGATAACCATTAGTGCACCTAGAGAAGATAGGTTGCTATACAATAGTGGCTATATCTATAATGGCAAAGAGGTGATATGAGAAAGATAATTCTTTTAGTGGCTACGCTTCTGGTAATGGCTTGCGGCGTAACACAGCCACTAACGCAATCGCAACTAGCGCAAAAGCCATTACCAACACTCGTCCAGCGTCCTACCGATACGATTCAGATCGTGCCAACGGAGATTGCAAAAGAAATCATCACAGCTACGGAAAACTATAATTTGCGATATAGTGTTGGCGGTGGGCAGTCTCTTGGCATCTTGTACGCAGGGATGCAAGCTGAGATCATCATCACAGCCACTAATGCTGACGGTAGCGCGTGGGCGTTGGTGCAAACTGTGGAAGAAGACCCGCTTGATGTTTTGACTGGCTGGGTGAATTTGGGGTGCTGTAGATAAGTGTCTAGCGGTCGCGTTCACCAAAAAGCAACGGTAATCCTTGCGGGGGTATCCGTTGCTTTTTGCTATCACTATGACTGGACGCAGTGGCACAGTGTTGGTGTGCTGAGTGGGCTAGTGTTGACCCCAGACCTGGATGTGGATCACGGTTCAATTTCAAATCACACAGTTCGCTCTATTCCAATTATCGGAAGTTTGTCGGAACTTATCTGATATATTGCAATTTTTTCTAATATGGTATAAACTGGGATTAGAAAATG